CAGAACTCATAAATGGATTCTCAAAGAACAATACAAAACTGTTATTCCTAAAGAAATTATTGAAAGGAAGAAGAATCCTTTGAAGATTAATCAGATAAGGCAAAACGAAACTGAATACAGGAGAGGATTGATTACCGATTATTTGAATTGGAAAGCTTTAAATGGAAACAAATGAAGAAAAAAATCCCAGAAGAAATAATAAAAAAATATATGGAATTAGCTGAAAAGACTTGGCAAAATTTCCGGGATGACCCTAATAATCCAAGAACCCCAGAACAAAGAAAAGAACATAGATTAAGGGGCTTATTAACAGAATATGCATGTACTCAGGATTTACAGAGTTTTGGTGTTCCTGTAGGCCCTGTATATGAAGGAAATATTCCGGATGATGGAAGGGATGTAAAAGCCCCTAAGGGAAGCGTAAATGTTAAAGGAATACTGGGGGAAGAATTTGACTCAGGCCACCATACAAGATTATTTAAAAATTATTGGGATAAAGGGGATTTTTATGCTGCTTATAAAATTTATTATTCCACTAATGAATATGAATTTTTAGGTTTTAGAGAAAGTAATGTTGTTAAAAGTACAAATCCTTTTTTCTTAAAATGGTTGAATCCTAATCTCAACGAACTAGCTTTAAAACTTCATTAAAAGTCTTACATATAATATAAAAAAGTACTATGGACACACCAGCAAAAGATTGGACACACAAGGATGTAAAAATCACAGATATAAGAAAGCTCTCTGAATTTTATATCTTTACTATAGATGGGATTTCTGGAGCTCTCTTAGTTAAGAGTAATATTTTTGAGGAAAGACTTAAAACTTATTTCCTCAAGGATGCTAATAGAGTTTCAAGAGAGGAGATCCTAAATGCTAGGTGGAATATGTTTATTACAAAAGGATATTATATTAAAATTCAAGCTAATGGAATAGCTCAGAAATTTGATATGGATCCTTCCAAATACTATGTTTCATATCTTGAAATTTCAGGTCCGTTAGGAACTTTTCAAAGTGTTTGTAAAGAAAAAGAACATAAAATAAATTAAAATGGATAACGAAAAAAGGGCTGCTCAATTTGCAAACGGAATGCAGAGCAACATAAAGATTACTCCGGAAATTATTAAAAATTCAAAAACCATTACATGTGAATGTGGAGGGGTTCTTTTCAAGGAAGAATTATTTTTCAAAGTTCTTTCTCCTTTAATCTCTCCGTCTGGTCAAGAGCAATTACTCCCGATGCCTGTGTTTGTTTGTACTAAATGCGGTAAGGTTCCCAGCGTTTTTGATTCACAGAATGTTTTACCCGATGAGGTAAAAGCAAAAGCTCCATTTATTGGTTCTCAAATTACCGACGAAATGGTAGAAGATTATTCTCCGAAAAAAAAGAATGGAAACTGATTGGAAATCGCCTGTGCTAAAATAATCGGGTAAAGGACCAGCTGAAGATTAATTTTAAATGCAAAGAATTTTTTTCTTTGCATTTTTGTTTCCTATTAGGGAGATAGAATTAGAATTTCCTATCTTTTTTCGAGTTTTTTCCGAAACAACGTGACCTATCCCAGTGGATTTGCCTAGTTTCTTTTGTCTAATTTTTTCTTTGTGCTCTTCTGACATTTTTTGTCCTTTAAATCCGGAAGGTTTACCTATTAAGGAATTTCTCATTTTTTCTTTTGTATCCTCTGAACATATACTACCTAATTTGCTTTCCCCTCCTTTAGTTAAATTATATCCGGTTTTAAATGTTTTATATTTCTCTATCCATTCTATCTCTTTTTCAAATAGGTTATCGGCAGAACAAAATTCAATGATTCCTGTAATAAAATTTTCTTCCCCGTATTTTTTCATAGCTCGTTTTAATGCTATCCCGCTCCCTTTATAATTATCATTCAAATCATTGGTTGCATGGCATCCAATGTATGATTTACTATTAACAAGGTTTTTGGTTAAATAAACAAAGTAAAATTTATGGGGTCTTTTAAGATTCATGAATGCTCTTTTTCTATATATTCGAAACTTTTATACTTTTCATAAATATAAGTTCTATAAAAAACTAAAATCAAAAATATTATGAGTGAAAATTCGTACTACAAGGCCACCCTTCAAATAGAGTTTGAAGTGAAAGGAAAAATTAAAAAGAGAAGAGAAGAATACATTGTTGAAGCTATCAGCCCAACAGATGTGGAGGCAAAAATTGCTCAGCATCTAAAAGGAAGTACCGAAGATTCAGAAATCTCTTCGATCGTTCTTACAAAGATTGTTGATATTCTCCGTTAATTCAGGAATTTAGGGCCCTCTAATTTTAGTTGGATAAATATAATGATAACCAACTAAAATTAGAGATATGGCTATGGGATTTAACAAATCTAAGTTTAGATTTAGCGAAACCTTCAATAATTCCAACGGAAAAACCTCTGGCTCCGGATTTGTTGGCGTAATTACTGGAATTCTCACATCCGCTTCTTTTGCAGCTGCAATGGTGGGATGGTGGTTAGGAAAACCAGATGTTTTAGAAGTTTTTGAAAAAATTCTTCAATTAGGATTACTATCAGCAGCATTATTAGGAGTTAGAAAGATTAGTGGAGCAATTATGTCAGGAAAGGGAACAACATCAGTTGAGGGTTCATCGGAGGAATCTGATAAACAAGTAGGATAATGCCTTACGAATAGTAAATCCTAAGGGGTGGTTTAAAGATATATAAAATAAAATGAACCATCAAAAGATTTATGATTTAATAATAGGAAATTCTATCCTTAAAAATAGAGTAAAACTAAAAAAGAATGATAAGAATTATATCTATTATGAAGAGCATCATATTTTGCCAAGATGTTTAGGAGGGGATGATAATTATTCAAATTTAGTTCTATTAACAGCTAAAGAACATTTTATTTGTCATAAATTATTAACATATATTTATAAAGGAAATAGAGAAATAGCATGTGCTTTTCATAGAATGGTTTTTGGAAATTCTAACAAATGTAATAAATCTTCTCGGGATTATGCTTATGCAAGGGAACTTGCTCATACGCTTATATCAGAAAAAACAAAACAAAAAATAGGTAAATCAAGAAAAGGAAAAAAATTATCAATAGAAACTAGAGAAAAAATAAGAAAAAAACTTCTTGGTCATCGACACACAAAAGAAACAATCGACTTAATAAAAATTCATACAAAAAAAGGAATGACGGAAGAAGTAATAAAAAAAATTAAGGAAAACAAGGATAATAAAAATGAAAAAAATCCTTTTTATGGCCATTCCCATTCTAAAGAAACAAAAGAGAAATGGAGTCGAACTAGAAAAGGCAAAAAAATGGATGACGAAACCAGGAAAAAAATCAGTTTAAAATTGAGAAATAGATATGCCTTACATTTATGATTTTTCAAAACTTCAGGATATAAAAACAATAAATGTAAACCCTGCTGGATGGATAAATCCATTAATAGTAGAATATGGCATGGGGGTACAAGTATCAACTCCTTCATATTTTTGGAGGGTTAAAGGAACAAAACACACTTTTGTTATTCCTGTTTTAAGAATGAACTTTTTAAGCTCGGGGGATTATAAAAAGCATTTTGAAGAATCGCTAGAAGGATTCAGATTAGAATATCTTGAATGGAAAAATGAAAAGTTTTATACCCCATGGATGAAAGAATATCAAGAAGATTTTAGGAGATTTATTTCAGAATGATGTACAATGTTTATATAACTACTAATAAAATTAATAATAGATTTTATATAGGAACTCATGTTTCCGAAAACCCATTAGATGCTTATTTGGGAAGTGGCAAATTACTTATAAAGGCTATTAAAAAATATGGAAAAGAAAATTTTAATAAATCCATATTAGGCGAATTTGAAAATCATTTAGAAGCTCATTACTGGGAAGGATTTTATATCAAGTTATTCAAATCATTCTTAAGAGAAATAGGATATAACATAAGTCCTACAGGAGGAACTAAATATGGGGGAAAGATGTCAATAGAAAGTAGAGAAAAAATTTCTAAGGCTATGGAAGGGATTATTCCCTGGAATAAAAATAAAAAAACGGGTGCCCGATCTGAAAAAACTAAAGAAAAAATAAAAAATACTTTAACCGGTATGAAATATCCCGAAACTCGAAGGATAAACATTAGTAATGGATTAAAAAAATGGAACAAAGAATTCAATGGTGGAAAAAAATTTTAGATCATTTTCGAAAAAAAGAAAAGCCTTTGAAATCTGAACTCGATTCCATTCCCGAATCCTATGAGGTGAAGGTGAAAGAAGTAAAAATTGAAAAAATTAAACTAAAATAAAAATGGAACAGCCAGTTAGATACTTCCAATTTCTTGCAGGACCTAGAAATGGGGAAGTAGTTATTTTTGATCATATCGAAGAAGAAGACGGAATGGTTTTCGTCTGCTTTAAAGATGGATCAAGATGTAATGAACAACTTATTCTTCCTCTAAATAGTCAAGATTATCAAAGTCAATTAATGGCCGAAGTAGATAGTCCTTCGAATGTATGGGTTATTGAAACTACATGGGTCGGGAGGGAAGAAGAAAAATGGGAAATGGGTGGTGATGGAGTTCTTCATTGTGTTCAACCATTCATAGAAGGAAAAAAGAAAATTATTCCTCACCCTCCGAGAAAGACCGCATCAAAATTTGGTCAAATAAACACGTTTAACACACCTGCCACTCCAGCTAATGCTACATCTAATAATGATATGAAAACTCAGCAGCAAGCACCAGGCACATCTCAGCCAAGTAATTCAGGGGATCCTGTATGGCTGATGTGTGAAAAGGCAAAAAAATTCGATACCGCTGTAAAAATGTCGATGATTATCAGTTTGCCTACCCAATCACTTTACAACGTTGTAAAAGAAAGCTTTGAAAATGGGGGTCCGAAAGTTATTGAATATATAATTCAAAACCTGGATAATCAAGTTATTAAGGAAAGTTTAAAACAGGCTTTACTTATGGCTTATGAGCCAATAATTCCTAATAATGAAGTTCCTTATGAAGTAGAAGCTCCAATTGTAGGAAGTCCGGAAGCTCAAGGAGATATTATTGGGGAAGAAGAAAAATAATTTTAACCAATGGAAGAAGTTAAGAAGAAAAAAATAATACAGGGGGAATACGAGGATGTCATTGAGATTGATGGGCATTATTACCTTGTGGATAAAAAAGACAAAGTTGCAGTTTTGCCTTACACGATTTCTTCAGATGGTCTTCTGGAAAAAATAGGTATTATTGAAGACTGGAACTATATTGAGGATGAAGAAGTTTGGACTCTTCTTAATGGATATATTTCAACAGATGATAATACCGATCTAGTAGCTGCAAATAGAATTTTCTATGAAGTTACTAAAATCAATATTAAAGCTGCAAAAGACTGGATGTTTTTAGGAGCTCTTTATAGTAATTTAACGTCAGACTCCCCCATTAAAGTTTATGCCGTTGATGTTACAGGGTTAAAGATACAAGAGGAAGCTCAGCAAGACATTAAAGAGAAAAAATTTAAGTTAATGGATGCTTCAACGGTTATTAGAACTGATGAGATCCTTTTCTTAGCTGCATATTTTAGATTATTTAACGTATTTTATGTGAAATCCTTAAGCAAAAAGAAGTAATATGAACAGACGAGAAAGAAAGGCTATGGAAAAAAGGTTAGGCCTTACCAAGTACAAAAAGACTATGCCAAGATCCGAAAAATTTGAAATGATAAGACAAAATATCATCGAAGGCAGAAAAAAAGAGGAACAATTAAAAGAAGAAATAAGGATTAAAAACAATGCTCATGAAGAATCGATAATTAATAAAAAAATTTCAGATAGAGCAATGGAATTAATGCTTAAGGATGGTCTGGACTATTATAGTGCCAATGAAAAAGCTAAGGAAGAATTTGGCAAAAAGGCATAAGAATGAAATTCTATATAACTGTTGAAGGTTTACCAAAATTAAAGCGGGCTTTTCTAAACTTAAAACTTTATTCAGTTGTAAGTGTTCCGGAAATCCTGTCTGACTTAGGATATACTTATTCTACTATAGATGATTATGCGGCTTTTATAGTCAATAAAAAAATAACTGGTTTGATTGAAAATTATGTAAAATCTAAAAGAATTCGAGGGATTATTTATTCAAATCCAAACCTTAATAGAGATATAATTGAAAATCTTTTTAATGAATTAGAGACTTGCGATAGAATTTCGGATTTAGTTTTACTAGATGACTATAATGTACCAAAACTAGAACAATATTACGATCTTTTTAGAGAAATAATCTTCTTCCCTTCTGTCAAAAAGATTAGGCTTATCGAGTGTAAGCCTATTCAGGATAAATTAAATTGGAAAGTCTAACCCGCAAGGTTAGACTTTTTAGTTTCTCGAATATATAAAATAAAATACAGTATGGCAGAAGCAGTTGCAAGTAAAACGAAAGTCGATCAGTTAATTGATAGAGCTTTAAAGGCTATCGAAAATGCTATAGAATTTACGGATTACTATACTACAAATGAATGTTTTCGAGTTAAAGTTAATAAGCTTTTCAATGAGCTTATAACTGGAGACGGTTTTTTTAGTAGAGATATTCCCGGGGATAAATTGGACAATATCCATCCTATCGCTGCTGCTCGTGTTTATAAAGAATCTCTTGCTAGGGCTAAGGAATTTTTAGATGGATGTCTAAGAGCACGATATTCTCAAACTGTTCATGATGAAGTTTCTTCCGAAATACCCCTTACTGATTTTGATGGTAAGCCTTTAGAGGATTCAGCAATAGGGCCTTTTGATAGAAGATTACAAAGACTTTATCAAACAGATAATAAAACAAGTTTAATTACTCCTTATGATACAAGATTTCAGCAGGTTTCTACAACTGGATATTTAATTTCTGATCAAAAAGTACAAGAATCCCAAATTGAAAATCAAAAAGATGTTTTGTCTGCTTTGGCAGAAAAAAGGGAACAACTTAAAAAAGATGATTTCTTTAAGGGTATTCCCTCCCTTATAAATACGTATGCTGTTACAAGATTATATGGAAGTAAAGGAGGCAATTATCTCATCAATAGAAGAAACGAAAGAAAATGGTATGAAATAGATCAAGCTTCGGATGGAGATTTAGCTTTTAGTTTAAACCCAACTACTTCATCTATTATTTCTTGGGGTAATGGGGATCCTTATGGAAGAACACCTTATCATTTTAGCGATTTTGTTTATTGCAAATATTGGAATATAGTTCCTAACAATCGAATGATTACTCTTCGAAGATATGCTGCTCCTATCGTAGATAACCTTAAGTTTCCTGGAATGGACGGTTTACAGGATTTTGGTACTGCTGGAAATAATTCAGATGAAAAAGCTGCAAATTCTCAAAATGCAAATCCTGGAACTGCCGACCAAGGTGGAGGTAAAAAAGTTTCATTTCCTCCTATGGCAACTGCAGTTACTTATTTTGGGGAAGAAACAGGAAATTCTCTTTCGACTATTTTAAAAATGAGTGCAGGATTAAAATGGGGGGATGTAGAAGCAAAAGTCTTTGAAGTTCAATCCCAAGCAAACCCGGATATGGAAGCAGGACCCGCGGGGCTTTTCGGGGGTCTTACCAAATTTGCTAAGATGCTTAATATTGCTACGGGAAGTTTTGACCAGCAAGCAATATTGAATAAAGGAAATTTACCACCAGATCCATATAGCGGAGGTCCCTACGAAAACAGGGTTATTGGACCTGTCAACAGAATTGATTCTGTTAAAAAAAGGGAAGCCGGATTAAAATTTGAAAATAAAATATCTTTGGTATTCGAATATGTTGCCCGACCAATTGGGGGTATAAATACTAAAGCAGTTTTATTAGATATACTTTCGAACTTTTTAGTTATTGGATCTGCTTCAGCAATGTTCTGGGGTGGGCAGCATAGATTTATGGCAAATCCCCAGCAATATCCATTTATGGGTGGGGATAAAGGGATTCAGCAATGGTATAGGGGTCAGCCTTTACAATGGGCTCAATCATCAATCGATACTTTTGCAGATAAAATCACTGATGCTACTGGAGAATTGGCTGATCTTGCAAAAGGGGTTTGGAATGCTATTTTGGGAAAAGGAAGCTTAAAAAGTCTTATTACTGGTGATAGTCTTGCGGGAAATATAATTCGTGCAAAATCAGCAGAAAAATCAGAGGGACAAATTCCTTATCTAACAGGATTAAAGGCTCTTCTAATAGGCGAACCAGTTGGGGAATGGCATGTAACCATTGGAAATCCTCTAAATCCTATCGCTATGATCGGGAATTTAATTTGCGACAGCATAGAGCTTGAATTAGGAGAAGAATTAGGACCCGATGATTTCCCCCTAGAGATAAAAATTACAGTTAATCTTGATCACGGAATGGCTAGAGATAGAGATGCAATTCAATCTATCTTTAACCGTGGTATGGGTAGGATTTATGATCTTCCGGATAATTTTGCAGGAAGTGCTGATTATGAAACAAGGGTTGACAAATATACAGGAAATCAATCCATGACTGGTTCCCAGCCTTCTTTTGCCGGGGGAACATTTATTGCTGATTCCGGAACAACAGGAGGTAAATTTGGCAAGCCCGCTATTAAACAAAATACTTTGTCCGGAGCAGTTAGTGTTTGGAATAGGGATAAATTCTCAGCAGTTTCAGCTAATCAGGATCTTAATTTTACAGGAAATAAAGTATTAAATAGAAGCGCTTACAGAGCAGCTGATTGGATTTCATTAAAATCACTTAAGTAATTATGTTTTTAAATTCTATAGATAATAAGCCTTTACTTACAAAGGAGGACGGAACAACAATTAGGGATTTGACCCAGACGATGTTCAACTTTAAAACTAATAATTATCTTAGTTTTCAAGCATATAGGATCCCTGCAGATTATGCCATGAGACCCGATTTAATTTCTCAAGCAGTTTATAATAATACCATTTATGCAGAGTTCATTTTAAAATATAATGGAATTAGCAATGCTTTTACTATTTCTCCAGGAGACATTATTCTTATCCCTGATTTAAATAGTGCACAGGATAATGTTAAGAAACAGGGGGAAGGAGCGGATTCTCCGGAGAATAAGATTAGGCTTTCATATAAATATATCGACCCCACAAAAGCTCCTAAACAAGATAAAACTGCTGTTGCTTTTAGTGATAGAAATCTTAAAGAGGGTGCATTACCTCCTAATATTGCCGATGAAGGAGCAAAACAGATAGTCCATAGGAATGGCCGGGTTTATTTTGGGGAAGGCATTGGAGAAAGTGCATGTTTAAAGAATGGAATGAGTTCAAGTGAATTCTTAACTACAATTATAAAAAGCAAAAAAGTCTAATGGCTGATTATACATTTAATCCAATCGGGGATAGTGAACCCCCAAAACAAGCTAGTAGAAACGATGCTGGAAAAGAAAAATATAGGATTTATAATGTTTTCAAACCAACAATCGTATTGGATGAAATGTCCTTACCCGAAACTAATCCTGGGGGAAAAGCTCAAAAGATAGAAGATAAAACTTCTGTAGAATTTCCTTTTATAAAAATAAATGATTATCTTATTTCTAGGGGAGAGATTGATTATTTTGAAATAGATTCAACAAAAAGGCTTCCGACTATTATCCTTACTTTAAGTTTTTCTAATGATAAATTCCTAACTAAGGAAATGCCTAAAGATGGGGACATTATTTCTGTGGCTATTACTAATCAAACTGATTTATTACATCCTATCCGAAATGATTATGTAATTACGGGGGTAAGCCCTCTTAAAAAAAGTACTTCTGTTCAATCAGGTATTACAATTACATTTTTTGGAGAACTTTTTATACCAGGTCTTTCAGGATATAAAAAAGCTGTAGCTTTTAATGGAATGACTTCGATGGAAGCTCTAAAAGAAATCGCTAAATCATTAGGTTTAGGATTTAATACAAACGAAGAAAACACAGATGATAAGCAATTATGGTTTGTTTTTACTAGCTATGAAATTTCCATCGAAGAAATAGCTTCAAGATCATGGAAAGATGAAAATAGTTTCTTTGACTGGTGGATCGATATTTATTATAATTTTAATTTTGTAAATGTTCAAAAACAATTACTTTCATCGGAAGATGAAATTGATATAGCTGCTTCTTTAAGTAATGTTCCGAAAGAATATTATTGGGGAAGTAATACAAATGAAGCTGTTGAGGCTCCTAAAGTATTTTCAAACTTCGAAGGATATAGGACAACAAGTTTTTATATCACAGACTGGAAACCCATTAATAAATCTTCAGCTATTACTTTTGAATATGGAACTAATGTTCAAGCTTGCTTCTTTGAGCATAACAAAGTTCTTTATGATGACCCGGAAAAAACTAAATATTGGTCCTTCAAAATTGATCCTGCTTATGACCAGGAAAAATTAAACAGCCATATTTTATTGAGAGGGCGAGCTACTTGGGATGCTTCCTTACATTCCAATGAACCCGCAAGAGCTAATTATAACTATGCAGATCTCTATAATAGTTCCCCATGGTTAGGAATTCAATATACAATTTCTAATCCCGATGAAGATAATAGTAAATGGACAGGAAATCACCACAGAAATTATGTTAGATCACAGATTCAAAATATTTTGAACCGAGTTGAATTAGAAAAATTAAATGTAGAAATATCTGTTCAGGGTTCTAACTTAAATATCATTAAAGGGGATAAGGTTCCAATTGTTTTAATACAAAAGAATCGTTTTGAAAACCTCTTAATAGATAAAAATTTTGTTGCCGATGCAGCTTTGGAATTTTTCTATACGGGATGGTATTATGTTAAGGGATTTACTTTATCCTGGGTAAGAGATGTTCCGCAAGTCTATTCGCTATTCTCCCAAAAATTTATTTTAACAAGAAGAGAATGGCCTGCTCCTGTTCCTGTTGATCCAGTAAAAATACAGGATAAAAAAGGCTTTGAACAACAATAAATAAAAAAATAACCAGATAATGCCAACCTTAGCTGAAAATATCTTTAAGTCTTTTAGAACTCCTGGTTCAGTCTTGAATAGCGGAGTAATTGCTGGCGGAAAAATATCAAAAACCTTTGATGAACCAACCTATTTGACTTTTAGACTTGGATTTAGACCTGCAAATACGAATCTTGAGTTAACAAACTATGATAAAATGCCTCATCCATTATTTGAAAGGGCAGAGCCTCAGGATGATATTAATGCAAGAAATTTTTATTCTACAAGGCAATTCTTAAGGGATGCTAATGAATTCGTTAGAGAAAAAATGCTCTTAGAATTTATTGATAAATGGAATGTTGTTCAAAATAATTATCAATGGTATTTCCAAAGTATCTCAGGAATTGACTCCTTATTAAAAATAGATCCAAAAAGAGGTATCAGGGTTTCTAAAGATGGCAAAGTTACAATTAAGATGTTTGAAGGACTTGATTGGAAAATTATTCATCTCCTAAATCTTTATCGCAAAATTGCATGGGATGATGTTTATCAAAGATGGATACTTCCCGATATGATGCGTTATTTTATGATGGATATTTACATTACAGAATTCAGAACATTTCATCAATCTACATTAACTACAAATCCTTCAGAACAAAAACCAAAAACTTTTCCAGGTTCTGAAGTTCCTAATATGGTTTTAACGGCTATTGACGATTTAATGCCTACTTATGTTATTCATTGCGAAAGATGTGAATTTGACATTACATCATTTAATTCTCAATTCAACGATCTTAATGTAACGGATCCTCAAATGGCCGAAATATCTTTTGACATTAAAGTTGGAACTATAACAGAGGAATATAGAAATTCTATTCTTGATTATTACTATACAGATCGAATTATCAATGGATTAGAAAGAAGCGTAGAATTTTCAATGCTTAAAGGAGAATCTATTCCAGTTAATCTAGGAGGGGTGAGTGTTCCTATTATCATGCAAGAGGATATTCCTTATAATCCTTTAAAAATCTCAGCTAATACTGAAGCAAGAGCATATATAAATCCTGATATGGATTATGGGGAAAAAGCTTCTCATACATCCGGACAGCCTTTTGTTGAAACGGGTGGATCCGGGGAATCTAATCTTTCCAACGCATCTCAGGCCATTCAACCGCCAACATGGATAGGAAATACTATCAAATTCGGAAAAGCATTTGCAGAAAATCTTTTAGATACTGCAGTTGGAAAAGCTAAGATGACTAAAATACCTGGGTTAGGAGTTTCCTTTAATGAAGCTCTTGCAGCTGCACAAAGTAAAAATATATTTGTAGTTTTTGGTCTTGTTCGTCAAGCGATGACTCAAGATTTAGCACCTACTATGCCTTCTCAAGAACTTTCGAATAAGCTTATAGATACTTCTTTCAGAGAATTTGTTTCAAAAATTGCTAAATCAGAAGCAACAAATGGAACGGAGAATCTAGTAAGGGCTGCAAATAAAATTTTAAATGATCAAGGAATTTGGGAAGAAATAAAGGATATGTCAAAAGCTACAGATCTTATTTCCCAAATCTATAATGAAGTTAATATAGGAAAGCCGATTGAAAATCCCACCGGATTAAAATCCCAAGTAAATATTTTAACTTCTAATGATAGATCAAAAGCAACAGATTTAGATGGAGATCCGACTATTACAGGACAATCCCTAGTTTATAAAGGAATTCCGTTAAGTACTTCTACTTCTGGTTCAATTGAAGGAAAAGCCTTATCTAAAGTAAAAATAGGATCTACAGATGGAAATATTCAAAAAGATGAAGGACAAGAAACTAATCCTAGTGTTGCAACCTCTGCAGGTTATCTTGAAAAATCTAGCTTTTCTGAAATTAAACCTAATTTGGGAATTGAAGAAGGCGGTTTGGAAAGTGCTGCTCCAAGTTTAGCAACTTCCAAAAGGGACGAATTACAAAAACCCAGTTTTAAAGGAAGCAAACCTAATTCAGAAATTCAGGGGGGCGAAATCGAGGATACAGAAGTAAGCAAAGCTACAAAAAGTGATATTGAAAATGGAAAATATTTCTTTGGAGGCATTTCAAAAAATGAATTAGTAAAAGAAAAAATTCCAAGACCAAAGCCAAGTGAAGATTTAAGCGAACCTATAAAAAAATAAAAATTATGCAATTATCAGACGGTTTACACTTGTCATTTAAGGATCTTCATGATAACGACTGGTTAGGAGTTATCTCGAATAATATCGATCCCACTTTTTCGGGGAGATGCCAAGTTCGTGTTTATAGGTTAATGGATCATTTAAATGCAAAGGATCTTCCATGGGCAGTTCCGATAAATTCCACAATATTTGCTGGTGATGGTGCTGGATCCTTATCTGTTCCTAAAATCGGTCAAATAGTTCGCATTCAGTTTAATAATGGGGATATTTATTCCCCTGAATATACTACTATTCAAAATATTGATACTCAATTAATTGAAAGAATTAAAAATGACTATGATGGAACTCATGTCATGCTTTATGATCCGGATGAGGAACTTACAGTAATTTATCAAAGAAATAGCGGGCTTCAAATGTTCTACAGGGGGAGTTTTATTCAGATTTCTCCAGACAGTATGATTACGATAGAACATGCCAACCAGGAATCTTTAATACAGTTAGAGGGGGATAAGCTTAATATCGTTACTAAAAATGAAGTTAATGTTTCTGCTGCAGCTAAAGTTAGTATAAATGCTGATGAAGTTGTAGCAAGTGGTAATCAGGCAACTAAGTTAGGGAATCCCCCCTATTATCATGCTGTTTTAGGAGAAGTTTTATTTCCATTATTACAAACTATGGCCACTGCTTTGGATGCTAAGATGCCAGCAACGCCGGGGGTAAATGTAGGATTAGTTCAGCAAGCTAAACAAGCAGCCATTTCCAATAATGTATTAATTGGCAAGTAATTTTTTCCCTTTATTCCATGGAATTCTTCCTTTTAATTTTTTTCCTATTTTTTCTCTAGTTTCCTCGGATGGGCTTAAACCTATATGAGCTTTTCCAATATTTTTTATTAGATAAATATAAAAAGAAGTTTCTGGATGATAATAAGGGAAAATATAAATTTTGAAAGAGGACAGGATCCAAAAAAGAGCCTTCGTATTGGAGTTCATCATTTAATTCCTCAAATAATTGAAAAATTCGAGGAATCCCCATTTGAACTTACTCGAAGGGGGGAAGTTTTAGATCTCGAACAGAAGTATGAAGTGTCCCCAGAAAATTTTCATAATCCCGCAGGGTATCCAAAATATGATTGGGAATTCGCGGATATTATGGAAGATTTTGAAGTTTCCATTCTTTATATGATCGATCTAAACAATGGCGAAATTTTAAGAAAAATGAAAGTTTCAAATTCTCGTATTGATGCAGAATATATTGATAATGAGAATTGGAAAATTACTTCCTTGAACCCAAATAAGATTTATGAAGAAATAGATCAGGATTATGCTTTAATTGATATTGCTGATGCTGCAGAATATTTATGGGATGCGTATCAAAAGCAAACGGAGGAAGAAGAATTTGAGGACGAAGGACTTGATGAAAGTTTAGATTTTGTCCGCGGAATCGTTGATAAGAAATATAATGTCTTTTATGGACCAGCTTCAAAGGTTCATGAAAGATTAGACTTTGAAAGAGGAATGGATCCTAAAAAATCTATGGGCATTGGTTTTAAAGCAAAAATATCGAGGGGGCTATCTCGATTAGTTCAAGAATTACATATAGGTTCTATAAATTTAAGTGGAAACGGAACGGATCTTTGGCTAGAAGTTAGCGATTATGGAATAGCTAATTTTGAAGATTATTTTTTCTCGCTTTTAAATAAAGAATTTTTCAAACAATATTATATAGAAGCAAAACCTCGAAAATATAAGAATTCATGGAAAAATGATTGGGTATTTATTATAAAACCAGAATACAAGTCTTCTTTTCGGGCTTGTTTTGATCGAAATGGATATTTATTAGCAGTCGACGAGCTTGAAGAATCTGTTAATTTTGAAAGGGGATTGGATAAGGAAAAATTAAGAATTGGAAATATTCGTCCGGTTGAAAAACTTAAAAATGACTACAATGAAATTGTAAAATTCGTACAAACATCCAAAGGAATAAAATTTCAGTATCCTTTTTCAAAAGAATCCATGGAATATGTTTCAGATAAGAATCATTTTGGATGGGGAAATATTCACGACAATTTCAAGAATATGAGTAGGGAGGAACTTTTTCCTTTTGAATTAATTGTTCGCAAATATAAAAAGCTAATGGGATTAGATGAGTCTTAAAGATAAATTAATAAAAGCTGCCTTTGGAAAATTAACTTCAGAAATCGAGAAATATAAGGGGTTCCTTAAAAAACCTGCTACGCTTCTCGCTTTAAAAACTGCTGCTTTTTCTTTACTAAATATTCTACTTTCCCAATTAAAAAGTGTTATAGGTAAAAAATTCACTGATGATGAAGCCTTATCCTATGTAAAAAATAATAGGGATCTCCAAAAGCTATGGGGTTTAATTGGACGAGATGTAGAAGAATCATATCTTAATGAAATACTTCTATTATGCGAAAATCCAGATTATTACGAGCAGGATTTTGAAAATTTTCTAAAATCTATCGATGGCAAAAATTTATCTGGCGAGGATTATATAAACCTGTTTAATGATTCTGATGAATTTGATAGGAAAACCTCCAATTATAAAAAAAGCACTGAAATGGCAAATGCTATTTCAAAAATAACTGAAGTAACCCCCTGGGCTTTTATGGTTTATGTAATTGGATTAAAGATAAAAGACTTTTTATCTCAAAATGAATATCCTTCCCCTTTTAGAGGAAAATATCTCCAAAGGCTTATTCGTACTATTTCATCCATATTAAAACAGAGAATACAAGATGAAAAAAATGCTATCAAAGGAGCAAAAGAATCTGTGAAAGCTATTTCGGAAAAAGAAAGAAAACAGATTGAATCCATTCTAAAATCTCTTAAAACTTTAGATGCTGTTATAGTCGGAAGTTTATTAGCTTCGGCCGTTTACTTAAGAAATAGAAAACTTTTGCAAAGTAAATCATTAGAGTCATTCCGGGAAATACACTCTGCTCAATTATGCGAAATGATAACAGAACCGGAAATACCTGAAATTGTTCCAGTTCCATTAGATGAAAATTCAACTACTTGTCCAATTGATTTAGACGACAATTTAGTTCCTCATATTCCAATTGAATTATCTGATCTCTCTTGTGAAATACCTTTAGGACAGGATTCTTCAATTCTGGAAGGATCCCAACCAGATATTGCGGCTAAAGCTCTTTATGAAAATACTTCTTCAGTTAACTTTAATATTTTGGTTAAAGCCGGGGATACGCTTAGAGTAAATGTTCCAATGGCTACTTATGATGGGGATAAGGTTTATCCTACCGTAAACGGGGTTGTTGAAAAAATAGAGTCTAATAAAATATATGTTCAAAATATTTCAGATCCCGATCAAACATATTTAGAAGAAGTAGTCACTAAAATGAATGATGCTTATAAAGAATTGAATGATACTAAATTCTTTTTAGTTGATTTTTATATTCCTTCATGGTATCCTGTAATGTTAAAATTTTCTCCCCTTATAGATGGGAGCCTTTCTATTCAAGAATCATTATTACTCTTTTATAAAACAGGCGGGGTAAAGAAAAGGTGGGATGGAATACAAAGTGATTTTGAAAAACAAAAGAAAGATTGGGATAAAAGAAATAAAGATATAGCCAAAGACAGTAAAGTAAAAGCCAAAGCCGAGGCTGAAAAGATGGACGATATTCGAGTTGAAATGAATCAGAGTGAAGAGATTCTTTTTAAACAATTAAAGGCCGATGCTGTACAAGGGGTAAATGAATCCAAAGTAACTAAGCCGGATGAAAAAGAATTCGAGCTTATAGAATATTACTTTTGGCTATCCCAAAAATTAATGGCTTATTTTGATAAGAATACTATTGCAACCACTATGATTAATAAAATATCTGAATTCCTAAGAGAAAGGTATTTTACAGACAAATATAGTGTAGATAAAATAAAATCAAAAATCAATAACTATTGTAAGGATCTTGCTCAGGGAACCTTCTTTTCAGTTACCCCGGATTTTTATAAGATATTAAGACAAAAATGGGACGAATCTAATGCCCAAATAGGACAGCGTTTTACAGCCGCTGAGGACTATTTAAAAGATTTACAAAAAAATAACAAAAAACTAAATGACACTGAGAAAACCTCATTACGTGAATTTATTTTATTCCTATTTAATTTTAGTATTGAGATTGAT